TGTCAATGGAGCTCGCGGTGAGCTCCACGACGGTCGTGTCAGTGTTTTTGAGAATCACCTTGTCTTTGGTGATGGCAGCAAATAGCTCCCCGTCATCCTTCGCTATGGCGATGCTCTCCTCCGGCAGCCCCTTCACCTTGTAGTCGCCCGCCACCAGCGCACCCACGAAAATCGCATCCGTCGTGGCATGGTTCCGCTCGGTCAGCGGGACAGCTTCTTTCGCCCCGGTCACGGTGGCATCCATGTCGTGGTCCAGGTAGACCACAAAACCGGTGTCCCCCGGCTTGAACCAGGGGCGGAAGATGAAGCCGCCGCTATGCGTAACTGCCACCGGCACCTGGAGGATGGGCGGTTGGCTCTCATACTTGCCGTTCTCCAGATGCTTCGACAGAGGCTGGACGTTTACCGTCATCTTCGCCGGGTCAAATTTGAGAACCTTGACCACCGCCGCCACGCAGATGCCCTCAGCGAGCTTCAGGTCATGGATGCGCTGGTATTTGTAGCTGTTCAGGTCCATACCTACTGCTCCTCACTAAAACGGTTTCAGCTCCATAGACGTTTTCCAATCACTTGTGCGCCCTCCGACGTGCTTCCCCTTCGACACGAGGAACCGCCCGCTGAGGTCAGCCGACTGGATTTTTACAACCTCCGCCGTGGCTACCCGGTAGTTGAGCAGGCAGGACCGGGAAACGTGGTCATCATCGTCACGGGCCTCCCCGGTCTTCTGAGAATTGGATTTAGTCTCCACCGGGATAGCGACCTTTTCTTCATCGGCCCGCAGCAGGCCGGACGTGGGAGAGAGCGTGAGACCGTTGTTGATGCCGTCGTCAGCTTTCGTGATATAGACCTGCCCCGTGGCCCGGATGATGAACCGGCTCTTGCACTCGCTGACCACGATCTCCGTCAGGACCTGCTTCAGATTCCCCCGGCAGACCCGGCCTCGCGGATAGCTCTTGTTGATGGACAGCTCGCACTTTCCAACCTCGACGCCGAAGATATTCAGAAGGTCTTTCACAATCACCAGCGCCGTGGTGTTCTCGGCGTAGGTTTTGTTTATGAGCTTATTCAGAATTTCATCAGCGCAGGGCTGCACAGTAATCGTGGTGGTCCAGTCAACATTCGCCTGCTTGTGCTTCACCCCGGCCACCTTGCCGACCAGGATGCAGCCAACGTCGCCCTGATATCCAGCGTTCAAAATCACCGGGTCGTTTTTCTTGATGCCATTCCGGGTATTTTCGGAGAGGTTCATCACCTTCACCGTTGCCACCGGCGGCTCGTCACTGTCTTCAAACGGGACCTCAAACGAGAAATTCAGCCCGTCCAGCGTGTACTTGTTGCTGCCGAGGACCAGGGTGGCATCTCGAAGCCAAAAGCTCATTCTGACGCCACCTTCCTGTCATAGAGATACAGCTTGACCTCCCGCCCAAAATTCTCCCACGTCACCTCTGAGATGTCGTCGTTGGAGATACAGCAGGGGATAATCACGGGGATGGGGAAACGCTCATCCTCCACCACATTGAACAGCGGCCTGCCGTAGCGCACGATCTCGCCGAAGGACAGGACGTTCCCGTTCACATCCAGCAAATCCACCGTGAAAAACTTGCCGGTGGCGTTATACTTGACGGTGAAAACGAAGGTCTTATCAGTCAGCTTCAGCGTGAAGGAGTACGGCACACGCGACACGTCCACCTCGATGTAGCTGACATCAGCGTTAAGGTCAATCAGTTGCAGCGCCATACTCCGTCACCTCCTGCTATGCTGACAGGCCGCTGTAGCTCCCGGTTACTCGTGTGAGCGGAGCGGAGCTGCTGGGCTGCGTGTAAGCTGCCACATACCGCTCCTGGCTCTCAGTGCTCACCGATTGCAGATAAACTGTGTTCATGCCCGCGTTGGCAGTTTTCGCCAACTGCGGGTCATCGCTCTTTCCCATGTCCTGGCTCGTCATGGGCAGCGATTCACCCATGGGGACATACTCGGGCGCGGTCGTCTGAATCCGCTTAAAGGTGGCGGAAAACGACGCGCCGTTCTTATTCTTGCTCGAACGGTCGAACTTCAGCGAGGTGAACACGAGGTTCGTCACCCGGCTCACTCCCGCGTAGGTGAGGATGTCGCGGGCATCCCGCATCGCCTTCAGCGCATTGACCGCGCCTTCCCCGCCAATAATCGTCCCTGAAATCGAGAACGTCCCAGCCTCATTGTTCACATGGTCATTGATGCTGGAGCCGTTCTCAATCGGGTTCGAGGTCACGGCGCTGCTGTAGCTCTCGCTCTCCTTCTCGACAACGCCGTTCTGGAGCGGCACGAAACGAACCGTGCCGCCCCGCCGCCCAGTAAGCGTGTAAGCCATCTCAGCACCTCCCTGTTAAAATGCGTACTGCTCTTTCAGAGCCATCTGTTCGATTTCTTCGTTGCGGAACTCCTCGTACAGCTCCCTCATCGTGTCACGGAGCTTAGACTTCAGATCCTCCGCCGTGCTCTCATCCATATTACCTTCCACCGTGATATTGATAGTGACAGGCGGGAAAGAGAACCCACCGCCGCCGGGGGCCGGGACCGGGCCAGGGGGAGGCTCAGGCAGCGGGGGCGGGTTGTGCTTGGGGTCATCCACATCATCGTCGCCAGGATTGCCGGGGCCAACGATATCGGTAACGCCCGTGGGGTTATACTCATCAACCACCGGCTTCACGCCATAGGTGACATCAGCAAGGCTCGGGGTGTTCACGTCATCCACAATGGGCTTGACGTGGTACATGAGGTCATCCGCATTGCTGAGCGAGATAGCACCGTACTCCCGGTTAGACAGAGCCGAGGTGTCGGGGTCAGGCACAATAGGCACCCCAATTTCCGGCCCATCGAGGTCCGTCGGTATCGCGTTCTGCATATCTTCGGAAACAGACTTCATGATGTTGGAGAAGCCAACGCCAACACCCCGACCCGAATCCTCACCGATACCGGCAAAGACGGTAGACGGGCTGTGGATGCCCAGGAAGCCCTTGATGCCGTCCACGATGCCGCTTGCGAAGCCCTTGACCTTATCGGCCACCCAGCTCGCCATCGACGAGATACCGCTCCACAGGCCCTCCACGATGCTCTTGCCAACGTCCAGCACCATGCCGGGGATTTCACCGAACGCGCCGAGGATAGCCACGCCAATCGCGGGAAGCTGCGCCACAAGCTGAGGTATCGCGGAGATGATGCCGGACCCCAGCTCCAGCAGCAGCGTTACACCAGTCGAGACAATCGAGGGGAAATTTTCGCTCAGGGTGCCGACGATGCCCGAAATGATAGCCGGTATCTGGCCTATCAGCTCAGGCAGCGCACCGATGATGCCCGTCGCCAAACTCATGAGTATCTGGACTCCCTGCTCCAAAATCGTAGGCAGGTTCTCGGTCACAAACCCGACGATGGACGATATCACCTCTGGCAGCATCTCGACCAGCATAGGTATCGCGCCGATGATGCCGTCAGTCAGCGACAGCAGGATGCTGGAGCCTTGCTCCAGAATGACCGGAAGGCTCTCCGTCAGAAACCCGAGTATCTGGTCAATCAGCTCCGGCAGTTGCTCGATAAGCACCGGAATAGCGCCAATGATGCCGTCCGCTAAACCGCTGATTAACTGCATCCCGGCGTCAACCACCAGGGGCAGATTTTCTACCAGTGCCCCCGCCATCAGCATCACCGTCTCGACCATGGACGGTATCAGCGTGGGGAGCATCCCAGCGATGCCGGACACCAGGGACGCTATAATCTGCATCCCGGCCCCCGCCAGTACGGGCAGGCTGTTCAAGATGCCGTCGCCCAGCAGGGTCACAATCTGGATTACGGCGTCGATAATCAGCGGCGCGTTATCCAGCAGACCCTGACCCAACGCACCGAGTAGCTGAATACCTGCGTCAATCGCTGTGGGCAGCATCTCGACGATCATGCCGAGGCCATCACTCAGGATGCTGCCCAGAGCACCCATCGCCCCGGTCAGCCCGCCTTCCTGGAAAGCATCTGAGAGCTTCGTGACGGCCTCTGTACCAAACTGGGTAAACTCCCGTAGGGACGGGGATAGGCCGTCAGAAATGACAATCTGAGCACCCTCCAGGGCGCTTTTGAACAGCGTGATATCACCAGCCAGATTGTCGAGCTGGGTATCAGCCATGGCCTGAGCCGCGCCGGTCGTGTTATCGAACGCGACTTGCAGCTCCTCCAGGTTCCCGCCGAGGGCGCTGATGATATCGGCCTGGGAGGTTCCCGCGTCTGCGGCCTCCAACAACGCGCCCGCAAAGGTCTCTGCATTACCGCCGGACGTTTTGAGGATATCGGAAAAAGCCTTCTCACTTATCCCCAGCTTGCCGAGCTTGCCCTGCATGGTGGTGAGGTCAAGCCCCACATCGGACAGCGATTCGGACAAGCTGCCCATATTGACCCAGGCACCGTCAATCGCCATGCTCAGCTCGTCGAAGCGTTCTGCGCTGGTGCCCAGCATGGCGTTCACGGATTTCAGGTCAACCTTGTTGAAAATCTCGTTGAGCGCCTGGGTCTGCTGCTCTTGGGTCAGGCCGGACAGTGCGCCATTCAGATCGCCGAAGGTCTCGTTCAGCGGACGCAGATTGCCCTCGGCATCGAACGCCTCGACACCCAGGGCCTTCAACTGAGCCGCCGCCTTGTCCGTAGGAGCGGACAGGGACAGGATCATGTTGCGGAGGGCCGTGCCGCCTTCCGCGCCCTTGATACCGTTATCCGCGAGGACGCCCAGGGCCATACTCAGTTCAGTCGTGCCGCCGGACAGGTTCTTCGCGGTGCCGCCCACCGTGAGGATTGCATCGCCGAGCTGCTGAACGCTGGTATTGGACTTGGAGCTCGCCGCCGCCATTTTGTCCACCAGCTCGGAGGTCTCATCCAGAGACAGCCCCAGCGCCGACTGCGCATCCGTCACCATGTCGGACGCCGCCGCCAACTCGATACCGCCAGCCGCCGCAAGGTTCAGCACGTTCGGCAGCATGGTCATGGAGGTCTCAGCGTCATAGCCCGCCAGGGCCATGTAGTTCAGAGCGTCAGCAGCCTGCGATGCGGAGAAGGCCGTGTTCGCGCCCATCTCCTGCGCAAACTCTCGTAGCTGATTGAAACTCTGGCTTGCCTCAGATGTGGCGTCGCCCAGCTCAGCCACGGAGTAGCCCATCGTGGCAGCCACCTGAGACATGGACGAATCAAAGGCCATCCCGGTATTGACAGAGGCCGCCGCAAAGCCGCCAACTGCCACGGTAGCGGCTGTCAAGCCGACAGCCGCCACCTTCCCGATGCCCTTCATTATGTCGCCCAGCTTTTGGAATTTGCTGCCGGACTTCTCCGCCGCGTCGCCCAGGCCCTCCACATCCGGCTTGGCCCCGGCAGCGGCATCGCCAACATCATCCGCCGCGTCCGCCGCGTCATCCGCGCCACGGACGAAATCAGTAAACTTGTTTTTGGCGCTGTCTATCGCGTCACCCAGCCCGGACTTTATGGTCTCTATCGGATGGGCGAAACCGTGCCCAATGCTCTTTGCGCTGCTGACGACGTTATCTGCTGCGCCCTTCATCCGCGAGACCACATCGTCCTTGAAATCCGAAACCTTGTCGCTCGCGTATGTAAGCGCCCCGCCCACTCCAGACCGGAGGGACGAGGCGAAGGTTTTGCCGCCATCTACACCGGCGAGGAACGACTTGCGGAAGGCTGAGCCGATGCTGTCCGCCTCATCCTCCAGGTTGCCGATATCATCCGTCAAATCGCGGATATTGTCTGCCGCCCGGTCTGTGTCGGCATCAATGATGATATCCGTATCGGCCTCATCCTGGAGCTCGCCGATGTTCTCGGTCAGCTCCCGGATGTTTTCTTCGGCCTCCTCGGTATCGGCACCCGCGCTGATGATGAGCGTACCGGAGACTTCCGCCCGCAGCTTACCACACTGGCCGATAAGATTTTGAATATCCTGCTCCGCCTTCGCAACATTGGCTTTGACATCAATGCTGTACTGTAGGCTGCGGGCTTCATCCACAGGTCATCCCTCCCTTCCGGCATCAGATATCTCGCTGCTTGCTCCAAACGGTCTGCCAGAAAAGGCGGGCTTGCTCAGCCTCAACGAACTCGTACACATCCATGTCTCTCAGCTCGCTGTAGCTGGGCCCGCCCGCGCAAAAGACCATTCTCCAGAACCGCTCGTTAGCTTGCGCTCTTTTCCTTGCCGCCGCCGGGTCCTCCTCGCTCCGCAAGAAAGGTCTCGATCTCGCGGACCAGCTCACCCGGCGTAGCAAGGTCGTCCTGCTCGTCGAAGTACCTGATACCGGCCTGCGCGACCTCGGCGGGGGCGACCACGCAGCCCTTGATGAGCGCGTCGGCGTACTTCGCCGTGTTCTTCCGCCCGTGGGCGGGGCTGATGTAGAGGTCGGTCAGATTGGAGTACCAGGAGAAATTGACGCTCTGGAGCTTGTACTCCACCCCGTTCACGCTGACAGTCTTAGTTCTCGCCATAGCCTATACACTCCTTCAAAAAATATAGTTTTGGGGCCCACCACGCTCTCGCGCGTGTATGTATGCCCATATCTGAGGAATTAGAGACGTATATTATAAATCATGTCCTCTAATCTCTCTAGTTCATCCGCTCTATAGAATTGAATGTTCCAATGTTCCTATTCTCTCTAAATGCAACTTTTTCGCAAAAATGGAGCGGTTTTCATCTGTTTCAAAAAATATCTCAAAACAAATTAGCCGGAACATTCAGCGGAACAGCCTGGAACATAGGCGGAACATTGCCCGGAACATTGGGGTAAACTTTCGTGTCTAATTTTAGACTTTCGTGTCTAACTTTCGACCAACGGTGTAAATGTTCCACCCCAATGTTCCGGGCTGTTCCGGGGGGCTTAGTTGAGCTCCAGCCGAGGGATGAGAAACACGAACTGCACGTCAGCCGCGTCCTTGCCCCGGCCCCGGTCAGGCAGCTTCTGGACCCGGCAATTCAGGGCAAAGATGTTCCGCCCGTCGTCGTTGGCGTCCGCCACCGAGAGGCTGCCCATGGTCTTCCGCTCAGCGCAGTTTTCGAGGTAGGGCAGGTCCGGGGACTGCTGCTGGAGGGTGATGGTGAGCGTGGCAGACTTATCCGCGTTCTCGACGTAGGTGCCGTCGCCCTGCACACCGACCTTCAGCGACACATTATCCCCGGAACGGGCCAGCTTGAAGATGTCGTCGCCGAACATCCGAAGCTGCCGGTTGTTGAAGATAATGCTTACCTTCTCAGGGTCATAGTTTTTCAAAAGCGTTCCCATAATTCTCCTCCTTTTACAAGGTCACGCGAAGGACGCCCTTAGTCTTGACCTGATGCACCGCGCCGCTCAGCAGGGCCTCCCAGGTGATGTCCGGCATGACCCGGTTCCGGCGCTGCTCCTCGGTGCTCTCCGCATACTTCGGGATGACCACGGTGAAGATGCCGGCCTTGCTCTCCTGGTCACGGGCGATGATGTTGTGGTCCGCATCAGCGGCCTCCGCCAGCGCCTGCGACACAGCCGTAGCGACGAGGGCAAAGCCCTGGTCCGTGTAATCGACGTTGGCGTTCTCCAGCAGGATGTCGTAGAGCAGGTTCCGCATCCGCTTGGCGATCCAGTCGCCGCCCAGCACCACGTCGATGAACTCACCGTTGAGGCAGACACCCTCCTTGACGTACTGGCGCTTATACTCCTCCGTCAAGAAATTGACGTGGTTCTCGATGAGCTGGTTGCGCTCACCCTCCGTCAGCTTGGGCAGAGAGATGAGCTTCGTTCCGGCACTGGCCGGGGCGTTGCCGTCCTGGGGCCTCTTGAACTTCCACGTCACGTTCTTGGGGTAGAACGGGCCGACGTTACCGGTGTAGGAGGCATCCGGCTCCTCGCTGATATACTCAGGGTCGGTGTAGATGACGGCGGCCCGGGCGGTGATACTCGCAAAGTCCTTGTCGGTGGTCTGGCCCATGTAATACTTCCGATGGTCCTCGACACCGACACCCAGCTCAGCCTCCGTCGGCTCGCTGGCCTCCGCGAATTTCGCCAGGGCCTTGACGAACTCGGGCTCATCCCGGTCTGTCATAAAGAAGTACCAGTCGTTGTCCACGTCCTCCTGGAACTTCTTGATGGCCTCGATGAGCGCATCCGGGGCGCTCACCGCATCGGAGCCGTTGGTGAAGTTACCGTCCACACCGGCGCCGAGCTCCAGCTCTGTGGTCATGTTCGTGTCGGTGTAGATGTTGAGCCGTTCGGGGATGCTGTCGGCTGCCCCCGGCTCAGTCGCTGTGTAAGTGACCACGCCGCCCTCAGCGGTGGCGGTGTAGGTCTTGCCACCCTTGGTAAAGCTGGTGCTGTCGAACAGCTCAGCGAACTGGGCCGCGCCATGAGGCTTTTTCTCCAGGAGTATCTCCCTGGCGGCGCAGAGAATCTCCGCCACGCCGGCCTTGTCATCCCCGCCGATTTTGACCCACAGGCTCGTGCCGGTGGCAATCGGCTCGGTGAAGTCCGCCTCGGTGAAGTCGAGGACGAACTTGGCCGGGAGCGCGGGTCTGGCGCTGGGGGGCTCGAAGCCCACGATTTTGAACTTGCTCGTCAGCGTGTCCGCCAGGGTGGTCTTGCCCTGGTTCAGCAGGGTCGTCACCTTGCGGACGATCTTAGCGTTCGGGGTAGCACCCTTCTCGCCAAACACCGCCTCGACAGTCGGCACATCCCGGTACACCTTGACCGGCTGAGCGCCGG